GCGATTCAGACGCCCTTACCCCCCAGGGAGAGGAACGGCGGAAAAATTCAGAGCCGGCCACCCCTTGACCTACCAGGCACGAGACAAAAGGCCCAGGCCAACAGGAGCCGAGCCGTTGCCCCGTCGTTTGTTGCAGGATGAATGAGCCGCGGCCAGGTTGGCTGGGTCCTCCCGTAGTTCAGGATGAGTGGACCAAGGTTTGATATGGTCCACGCTAAAAGCCATAGGGTCCGAGTGGTGCAGCGTGTAGTCGATAGGTTCACCGCATAGCCAACACGCATCGTGCCGCGCCTTGAGGTCCGCGGCCAATCGCCTAGCCCGGCGAGTCTGCCTGTTCTTAGCCACGGCCAGGCACCCCCCCACCCTTAGTAGGAGTACCCCCGCCCCCGGCAGGAGTACCCCCCCACCGTCAGTAGCTAAGTACCTAAGTAGCTAAGTTGGTTCCGCAGGAGTCCGAGCCGTCGCACCCGCAGGACACCACGACGTCGTCCGCGCCTAGCGCGTACCCTATGCAGTTGCCGTGCTTTTGGTCCCGGCATTCAGGACAGACGGCCGGCACGGTTACCACCAGTGCAGGGCCCGGCCCAGTGACCAGACCGAGGACACGAGGTTAGCCACGAGCGCCATGCCCAGTAGGGCCGAGGTCCGGCGCATGTTCCGGCGGGTCCGTTCGAGCTTGACGATATGTTCCCCGAGGTCCGCCACGGCGGCCGCTATTTCATCCGGCACCGGCAGCGCAACCGCGCTGACCGTGCCCGGCCCGTCTAAGTTTTTGAACCGGCAAGGGACATCGTCAGAGTGTCCAGGTTCCAGGATGCAGGGCCCGAGCTTTTCCGCGAACGGTCCCGGCGCGCGCTTCCCGCAGGACACGACACCGAAGCGGACCGAGCCGGCCAAAGGGTCCGACGTCACAGGACGGCCCCGCTTCCCTTATGGTCCTGCCCGATATCGCATCGGCAGACTTCCCCGATAGGTTCGCCGTCCGCGTCATAGGTAACGCGCCAGTGCGCTTCCGCTTCCGACGTCACAGCAGAACCCAATCGACCCGTACCCAATTCAGGTAATCAGGCTGGAGCATAAGCAGCCCGGCGTAGCCTTGAGCCTTCCCGTTCAGTTCGGCCAGGAGTCCGGCAGGTTCCGGACAATCGGCCCATTCTTCCCCGGTTATGACGTAACGGCGCGTGTGCGCATCATCGACGCGGCCGGGAATAATGCCGGCCGTCACTTCCACCACGAATTTCGCCGTTTGCTCAGTCATGCCGCGGGGCCCCCTAATCAGTCAGACGGCCCCGGCACGACCGCAGTTATGGGGGAAACGTCGGAAGCGCCGGAGCCTTTAGGCCGCGAATCCGCCGCCCGGAAAATGGAGCAGAACCGTCACCCGAGCCACGTTCGCTACCTGCCCGTAATTGTTCACTAGTCGAATGAGTCCAGTCAAGCTGGACGGTAACGCCGCTAGTGGTGGACGCCACATTGCTTAGTTTTTTGCCGTTCCGGGTAGGCTGCCCGGCGTGTACTTGTTCAACATTTGCGACAGCAGCGCGCCCGGAATGGCCGGCGACGTCTACCACCTGCCGTATGCCGAAGCCGTGGAAGGGAAGCGCCACGGTTATGCCGTGGAGCATAAGAGCCGGATAACCGGCCGGCGCGCGTCTTTTGTTGAGTGGACCCGTAACGCCGGCCACCCGCCGGACCCGAAGTGCCCCGAGTGCCATAACCCCACCCCGCCGCCGGCCCGCGAGGACCCGGCCCCCCGGAAGCGAATAAGCGTGCATGTTCCGCCCGAGAACCTAGTCCGATACCGGCGACTAATGAACCTGGCCCGGCACGTCGAGCGCATAGGCAACCAGCGGAGCAACCGCGGCGACTATGCCGGCGCGAACCGTGCCTGGTCCCGAGCTTCCCGGATCAGCGCGGACGCGCAGACGTTACGGGTCCCAGGACGGAACGGGTCCTAACGCTTCCCGTATCGGAGTTCGGAAGCTGCCCGGTAGACGTCCTCCAGCCGGTAGACGGTCCGGCCCTTTTTGTCGGTCCCCTGCCGTACTATTCGGCCCTCGTTTGCCCAGCGCCGGACCGTGCCGGCGGGCCGGTTCACTGCCGCGGCCGCGGCGAGGGTATCCACGAGGACGACAGATTCACCAGATTCACCAGATTCACCCAAACTCACCAGACTCACCCCCGCTCACTTGTTCCGCCTTCCGGCATTCCGCGCAGGCCGCCCTATGTTCCGCCTGCCATTCGTCCAGGGTCCGCCGGCCGCAAGGGTCCGCCGTCATTCGGCCAGAGCTTCCGCCCGGACCACGAGCCGTTCCGCCCTATGGCAGAGCATGACCGTCCGCAAGTAGCCCCATTCTTCATTCACCCGCCAGGACCGGAGCAGCGCGGCCCGCGCGAATTCGAAGTCGTCCAGCGTGACCCCGCCGCGGCAGAGGACGAGCAATTCCATATGTTCCTGGGTACTGAGGACATAACCCCACGCGTCCGCGATAGCGTCCGCCGTTTGTTCCGCCGTCACTTGTTCCGCCGCCTTCCGAAGTATGGGATCCCGCGGGCCCGATATCGCGCCGTTTCGTCGCCGGATACCGGCCACGTCCAGCCGGCGGCCGCCCGCGCTTCCGCCTTTTCCACCGTTTCGGACGCCAGGGCCGGGTTATCGGGGGCCCCGTCGCACCGTTCCCGCCATTCGTCCAGGTCCTTCCCCGCGTTGAATCCAGCCACTAAAACCGCCCCCCTAGTACCGCGTACCCCAGCCGCCAGCCGGCCAGGGCCCGAGCTTGAGCCGGCGTGAATTCCTGCCCGTCCGCCCGTATGACGTCGAGCCCGTCCGGCCGGTCCATTGCTTCCAACACGACGACGTCGAGGTTCCACGTTTTCCGGCACCATGCCGTGACGGCGCGAGTAAAGCGGTCCTGGGCCGCTGCCCTTTGGTCCGCGCGTTCGTTCACCCTGCCCCGCCTTCCGGCAGCCGCGGCAGCATCACCACGGCGACTTGAGCCCAAAGCGCCGGCCGGCCGATATCGTCCGGCTTGAAATTGAAGGTCGGAGCAGACACCGGCCGGACCCCTAACTTTTCATATTCGGCCCGGAGGTCCGCCGCCGCTTCCGCCATGAGTTCCTGCCGGGTCCGGCGCGTGTCGATAACCGGCCATATCATCCGGAAAGTTTCGACGGCCATTAGCCGGCCCGCCGAGGTTCCGGCCGTGGAGTCCTGCCCCGGAATTTATCGCCCCACGCCCTAATTTCCGCTTGTGCCTTAGTCTCAAGAGCGATAGCGGGATGAACATCCGGCCGGCCGCGTTCGTCTTCAATTATCAAACCTTCCCGCGCTATCCGGGCCCGCGCGTCGCGGAGCAAGGCCACTTGCCCGCAGTACGCTTCCAGGTCCGGGCCCACTATTTTGGCCGGGTTATCGTGCGCCGTGACCACTTCCACCCAAACGGCCGCGGCCGCCGAGTCGAGGTGGTCCGGTGCCGGGAACGGGTCCGCCGGCGGACGCTTAGCCGCCGGCGTCACTTCCGGGCCCCTACTTCCAGGCCCCGCCGCATGTAGAGCAGCGCGAGCCCCGGCTGCCCCGTCCTAAGTGCCTTTTCAGCCCGCCGCATGTATTCAGCCATCGCCTAGCCTTCCCATTTGAATTTTGCCCTTAGCCATTTGCACCGGAACCGAGGTCGGGTCCACCCGCTTGAGCGCCGGCGCGCCGCGGTCCGGATTCCAGCCCGGCTTGACGTCTAGGAACAGTTCGTCGACCACCGTTTCGAACCACTGGCACCGAACCGGGTCGTCCGACAGGTAGAACAGTTCCAGCCGCTTGTTATCGTTCAGGTTCGCCGTACTTGAGATTGAGAACGCGTGCGTTTCGTTGGAGATAGTGACGAATTTCGCGTGGGTCCGGGTAGTCCGGATATGTTCCTCCCCGAAGACGTCCATAAGCGTTACGGCGTAATCTTGCTTGCCCGCTAGTTTGTTGAACCCGACGTCCAGCACGAGCCGGAACGTCCGAATATTGCCCGTTTCGATGAACCGGTTCATTACTTCCGAGTCATAGAGCCCGGCGGACCAAGTGCAGATGGAGACGTCCGCGGGCCCGGACCGTTCCAGCAGCACGAGGACGGCGTCCAGCAGGGAGAATTCCCCGTTAGTCATAACCTCATAATCAACACCCGGCGTGAACGGTTCCAGGGCCCGGAACGCCGAAGCGGTCCGGAGCATCCGGTGCCGGCGTTTGGTCCGGGGCCGGACTATCCCCCGGACGCCCGAGACGTCTGGGGCCGGTTCCACGTTTAGCGGCAGTTCATCCCCGCGCCGGAACTTTTGCTGCTGCCCGCCGAAATTCGCCATTTTGTTCTCCCTTGCTTCCCTTGCTGACGTCTACCATTCTACCGGCAAACGTCTAGGAAAATTAGACGGCACGACTAAAAGACAGGCTCCGTTTCCGGCGAACCCCAGCCGCCGCCCCAGTCGCCGGCAGCTTCCGCCGGCTGCCCAACGGGGGCCCCGCCGGCTGCCGCTGCCTGCCCCGAGTTGCCCCCGCCGTTCGTATAGCCGCCGGACGGGTCCGCCTGCCGCGTCATTCGCTTGACCGTCGCGGACGCGTACCGCAGCGAGGGGCCCACTTCTTCCACGTCCAGTTCGTAAACCGTCCGTTTTTCGCCGGCCTTATCCTCATAGGTCCGCGCCTTGAGCCGGCCCTGGACGATAACCCGCATTCCCTTTTTGAGCGATTCGGCCACATATTCGGCCGCTTCCCGCCAGATAGCGCAGCGCAAGAACAGCGTTTCCGCGTCTTTCCATTCGTTCGTGTTTTTGTCGAAGTGCCGCGGAGTGGATGCCACCGTGAAGTTCGACACCGCCGAACCCCCCGGCGTAAAGCGGAGTTCAGGATCCGCCGTCAGGTTCCCCACCACGGTTATCAGTGTTTCCCCGGCCATATTCCCGCCCTTTTCATCTCGTTGTCTGCCGCTTCCCATATCCGGGAAAGTTTCCGGCGTTCCGTGTCGGTTAGTAGCACAGCCCGGTCAATAACCGCGAGGACCCGCGCGGCCGGAGCCGCCCACGTTTCCAGCGAGTCTTCCAGGGACCGGACGACGTCGCCCACCGGTTCCACCCGGTAGAGGTCCCCCCGGCCATACAGGCTGGCGTGATATTTCGCGTACAGCCGGACCGGCGTGAAGTAGACCGCCGGCAGTTGGCTGGGCCCGTCCATACCGAGGTGAGCGCCGCCCGCTTCCCGCGCCGCGCACCAGGGACAACCGTCGTGCGACTTCCGAGGATGCCCCGGCAGCAGGAGGTCCCCCGGCCGGAGCCCGTCCACCCCGCCGTGGTAGTAGAACGGCCCCGGCGTCATTTTGCCCCCCGGATGCCGGACCGCCCGAGCAAGACAATAACCGGAATGCCGAAGACGTCCGAGAACGCCACAAGTTCATCCACGTCCACGCGCCGCGCCCCCTTTTCGATACGCCGGAGCCCTAACGGCGGGATATCCACGCCCTTTTCCCCGAGCCGGCGCGACAGTTCGGCATACGGCATGAACCCGCGCGCTATCCGGACGTTGTCCCGGACGGCCCGGCCCGCGTCGCCGGCCGGCCGCTTAGCCTTCCCCGCCATGCCGGCCCCCTACTTCATCTAGCACAGTCAGGTCATAATCCGGCCCGAGCAGCCGGCCCCGGTAAGCATTCTGCCCGGCGGCAGTAAGCCAGCCGAGGACCGGCAGCCGCGGCAGGTCCAGGGCCCGCGCCAGGTCCGATTCGATCACCGCGCCCCGCGATTCCCGCCAGCCCGGCAGCAGCGCCACGGCGTCCGCGTCGAGCAGCAGCCGCAGCGCCGGCCGCATCCAATCGGACCAAACAGGGGCCGGCCCAGGTTCCGGCAGTTCCGCCGGATTGAGGACGGCGAACCCGGCCCCGCGCAACTTACGGGCCGCCAGGTCAAACGCCGGCCGATTGAAATCCGGCAAACCGGACATCGGGCCGGCCAGATAGAGAGTAGCCTGGGCCGGCGGTTCAGTCGCCACCGCCGGGACCTTCCACCGGCGTCACGGTCCCGGCCCGGAGCGAGTGCGCCATCGATTCCAGAAAGTCCGCGAGTTCTTCCAGCGTTTCCGGCCCCGTCGAATCGACATGGACCAGCGAGAGCCGGCCAGATTCTTCCGCGAAAGTGACCACCAGGGCCGGCAGGACCCCGACCACCACCGGCACGACTTCCGGCCGGCATTCCCCACAGTCGCACGGATAGCGCGCCGGACGGAGCAGGACCCGGATATCGGTTCGGCCGTTTTCTTCTTCTTCCACTAGTACCCCTTCTGGTTCCGTCTATTGACCGTCTAAATTTAGGACCGCCCGCGTCCAGGCAAAAAAGACGCCCGAAGCGCGCCGAAGCGCCCGACCTACTATGCCGCGAATTCCGAGAGGACCGGAGCCGGCAGCGCGGCAAGCCGGACCAGTTCCAGCGCGACAGCTTCCGCCATAGCTGCCGGCCACAGCACGTCGCCCGCGTCCACATTGACGCAAAGCCCGTCCTCGTCCGTCCAGAACACCGAAATCGCGGCCCGCGCGCCCCCGGTGCCTTCCACCACGCGTTCCGGTCCGACCGCAAAACCCGGAGCAGTTACCTGCCATTCTTGAGCCGCCGTCATAGTGCCCGCCTTCTTTGGTTAGTGTCCCCGTCTACGTTTTATAGACTAATCGATTGAGTGGAGCAAGTCACAAGCTTTTTCAGGTAGTAAGTACGCTGTTTTTTCCGTCATAAAGCCGCTAGGATGCCGGCCCGGAAACGTAGACGGGAAGGACCACGTCGACCGGCCGAGTATCCCCGCAGGCCGGGTTACCGCAGCGGATAACCATCCGTTCCGGGACAACCCAAAGGGCCGGCATCCCGCACGCCGCGCAAGGCTCAGTAAGAGCAAACGCCCTCGACCGTTCCCCGAAAATCCACGCGGCCCGGCGTTCGAGCTTCCACGCCGCGGACGAAACGGCATCGCCCAACCCAGGGTCCTCAGAATAGACGCCGCCGAGCCCGGCCGCCATGACCGCCAGCCCGGCCCGGACCCGGACGCCCCGGCCGGCTGCCCCCGGCCCCGGCCCGAGCCGGAGCGTTCCCCGGACCAGCGGCAACAGTTCCTCCACGAAGCGTTCGACGTCGCCCAACGTGTCGAGGACGTCCACCCGCAACGGGGGCCGGCTGCCCGGCCGCGACGGCGTCCGGACTTCATCCCCGCCCCCCGGCTGCCCGACGTCGCCCAGCATCCCCCGAAGCTGCCCGTACTTTTCGGCCAGCGATTCGAGCCGGGACACGGTCCGGCCGATATGAGCCGCCAGGGCCCGCGCTTGTTCCGCTTCCCATTCCGCCGCATAGTTACCCATTCGCCCCGCCTTCCGTTTTGCCGGCCATAAGCGCCCGCAGCCGCGGCAGGTCCGCCGGCGGAAGCTGCCCGCGGACCTGCCCCAGCGCCGAGCAAGCCGCCGCGTCCGCTTCCGCTTCCGTTGCCCCGTCCCCGAGCGCCACCAGGTAGACCCGCTGAAATTCGAGATCCCGCACCGGTTCCAGCGGTTCCGGCGGGGCCGGCGGCCGGCGGCCGCCGATACGGTCCGCCCGGAGCTTCCGCACTTCCCGCAGGACGTCGCCCGGCTTGACGTATGCCACCCGGTCCGGCTGCCGCACGAGCCGGCGCGCCGCTTCCATGGCATCGGGGGCCCGGACGTCCCACAGCGCGTCCTTCCAGACCGCCGCCTGACCTTCCATGGCCGGCAGCATCCCGGCCCGGTTCAGGTATGCCACCAGGCCGAGTGCTTCCGTTTGCGTCATGCCCCGGCCGTTCATACCAGGGCCCCGAAGTCGAGGACCGGCTGCAGCGGTTTAGTCAGCCGGGCCCGGATTAGCGGCAGGTATTCCGGCTGACGTTCCACGCCCACGGCCCGGAACCGTTCCAGGACGGCCGCTTCCACCGTGGAGCCGGACCCGGCGAACGGGTCCAGGATCACCCCGCCCGGCGGAGTGACCAGCCGGCAGAGCCAGCGCATAAGTTCCAGAGGTTTGACAGTTGGATGGCTAACGCCGTTTACCGCCGGCCGTTCTTCCGTGGACGCCTTAGCTTCATAACGGAAGGTCGGGAAGAACCGGCCCGGCAATTCCCCCGGTGCCTGCCGGTTCAGTTCCCCCGCTTGCGATTCGTCCACCAGGACATTCAGCGGCCAGCGGCCGCCGCCGGCGTCCCCGCCTTCCGTGCCGGTCCGGCAGCCGTCGATATTGAACGCGCCCGTTCCCCACGCGTTGACGTTCGCCGTTATGCTGCCGGCCACCGGTTTACGCGCCACGATAATCGGCTCGTAAGCCGGCTTTAGCGCAGTACCCCAGCCGCCCGAATTCGCATATTCCACGTTCTTCCGCAGCGTGGAAAGGAACTGGTCGTCGCCGTCCCCCTGCCCCCAGTCTTCCGGCCGTTCAGTGCTTCCGAGGTCCGCCACGAGTTCGTCCATTTCGTCCCCGAACCCTAAAAGCCCCTTGAGAATTTCCCACTGACGGACGGACGGCACGGACGGTTGAGAAGCCTGGCTGGTCCAATGTCCGGCCATCCCGTTAGTCTTGAAAATTTCGTCTATCTGCCGGTTAGTCCAGCCGGCAGCGTCGCGCGCTGCCTTGAGGAAACCCGTCACCCGGTAGACGTCCGGAGCTATCCCGGACGCCGGCCGTTCGCCGGCGAGGAACCGGCCCATAGCTTCCGTAACGTCTTTTGACTTAGGGAACCCGGACCCATAGGCCCACATGATCGTGTCCCGGATATCCAGGCCGGCCAGCCGGAGCCCTAGCGTCATAAGGTCCTGAGTCCGGGACCCGGCGAAGACCAGCGCGTGGCCGCCCGGCTTGAGGACCCGGCCCACTTCATCCCACACGGCCACCGGCGGAACGAAAGCATCCCAGGGCCGGCCCATAAAGCCCCGGCCTTCCGGGATGAATTCCCGGTCCCCGCCTACCCACGCCGTCAGAGTTTGCGCCACGAGGTCCGGCGTAGTGTTGCCCAGCCCATACGGCGGATCAGTCACCACGGCGTCGACCGAGTTGTCCGGAAGCTGCCGGAGGACGTCCAGGCAATCGCCGGCGTAAACCGTCGCGGAATCGTCCGCGAAGTAAGGCTCCAGAGTCATCGGGGGCCCCCGTCGATAGCGAGCTGGCCCGGAACGTACCCGAGGACGCCGGCAGCGTCCGCAGCTTGAGCCGCCAGGTATTCCGCCTGCAGGATGCCGGCCCCCCGGTCCGCCTGCCTGCCGCGCGCCGGCAGCGGTTCATCTTCCCACCGGTCCCCGTTCAGCCACGAGGACGCGTGCGCCGTAAAGGCCGGGTCCCGGTTAGGGTCCTGCAAGTACCGGATGGCCCCGGCGACAATCGCGCCAGGGTCCGCCCGCTTGACTGCCTTTTCCCACGCCTTGACCGCTTCCGCCCGCTTTTCGCGCCGAGGGTAAACGGTCCAAAAATCCGCGAAACTGTAGCCGCCGGCCGAGTTCTTTAAGTCTGACGGTTCCCCTAACGGTTTATCTTCCGGTTTGTCGGACATCCGTGACCGGCCACTCGGTTCATTTTGACCGGCCATGCTGCCACCAGTGACCGGCCCCCGCTGCCCAACTTGACCGGACAGACTGACCGGCCGGCCATTTTGTCCCGGCCATTCCAAGTCCCACACCACCGGACGGCGAGACGCCGGGATATGGTCCACAAGTGCCTGGTCGCCGCGGACGATCACCCCGCGCGCTTCCAGCGCGGACAGCTTCCGCCGCAGGGTCCGTTCCGAGCAACGCGCATAGTGCGCCAGCGTCGCCTGCCCGGCCCAGCAGCCGCGGCCGTCCTTCCCGGCATGATTCGCAATCCCGATTAGCACGAGAGCTTCCCCAGGGTCCCGGACGTCCGCAAAGTTCAGCGCCCACGAAACAGCCTCGATACTCACGACAGCACCCCCATATCCCGAATTTGAATGGACACGCCCGGCACCCGCAGAGGGCCGGCGTAATGTTTGGCCCCGGACCACACGACGGCGAGGGAATCGTCTTTCCAGACGCCGGCCGTCGTGAGCGAGTCGAAGACGGCCCGCAGGAGTTTGTCCCCGTCCGGCTTGACCGCCGGATAAAACGGCGCGGACGCCTTGAGGACGCCGGCGTTCCGGCCGGTGCCGAAGTGCCCGGCCGGCCGCGGCAGGTAAAAGTCAGCCCATACCGACACCGGGCCGGCAATGGGGGGCCGGCCGCCCCACGCCTGCCGGGCCCGGAGCGCCACCAGGGCCCGCCACGCTTCCAGGTTCCGGTTATCGTCCAGCAGCACCGGCCGGCCGGTCCCCCGGTTCCGGCCTATCCGCTTGCTGCCTTGAGGAACCGGAACGCCGTCGACGTCGAGCCCGAAAAGCCACGGCGTCACGCGACACCGTCCACAGGTTTATCCCCAATCGTCTTTTCTTTGTGGACAACGACGGCACGCCAAAGCAAGGACGTATTGCCGGCCCGAGACTTCCCGACCGTATCCGGGACCCGTTCCACTTCCCCGTCCTTGAAAAGTTCATTACACCGGGTCCGGATGGAGGAATCCGACGCCGCCGGCCAGCCCAGCAGCCGGCCCCGCTTGCGATATAACGCGATTAGTTCGTCGTGGGTCAGCCCGTTGTCAGCGTCCGCGCCGGAGAGCAGCAGGAGGACCCGAGTCCGGACGGTCCGAATAGAAGGGCCCACCACGGCGGCCGCCATATGGGAAGTTTCCGGGTCCCCGGTCCGGACCGGCCCGGCGTTCCGTTCGATCATTTACCCCACCTTTTCCACATAGAACCGACTACCAGGAGAATGAGCATGACCCCGGCCACGGCGAACGCTGCCGCCCATATGAGCAGTACCTGGATACACAGGACCGCCAGCACGAAAAGCGACGCCGCGCCTATCACGGCGCAAGTTCACCCGTTCCGGGATCCAGCGTTTCGCCGGGTACGAAGGTTTGCACTTGTTCATCGACTACCCGCGCCAGAGCAAGCGCGGAACTTTGGGGAAGATCACCGGCCAGGGCCCGGACCCCCGTTTTCCGGATCATTGCCGCCCGGTCCGTTCGCCAGGGTCCGGAGTCGCCCGCCGCGCCCCGGCCTTTTCGCGCGTTTACTTCTTCTATCGTGAGATAGACGTGCTGAACGTCGCCGCCGGACAGCCGGGCCGCGGCGAGCACGCCCACTTCCGGCCGGCCGGCCGGCCCGCCCGGCAGCGGTTCGAAGTCGAAGAACGGCCCGCGTTCCGAATTCGCGCCTTCCCGGAACAAGTCCCCCTCGTAAACCACCCACGCCTTGACGGCACCGACCCGGCCGGACCGGCGCGCCAGTTCCACCAGGCCCCGGTAACCGACGATAGGAACCACGGTCGGCACGCCCTTGAGCCGGCGCGGAGTGAGATAGAACAGCCCGAGGGGCCCGCCCACTTCCAGGCCCAGCCGGGCCGCCGTCATGAACGCCCCCAGGAGACTTTCCCCCGTACACGCTTGCAGGTCCGCGTTTTGCTTTAGTTCGGTTATCGCGTCCCGGACGAACTTGTCCACCGGGTATTCCGGCGGCAGGGTCCGCCCGAACTGCCCGGCCATGGAGGACACCAAATCGAACGCGGACGCCTGCCCCCGCTGGACTGCCTTTTCCCCGATCACTGCCGCCAAGTCCTGCCCGGCGTTCGCTTGTTCCGTCATGCGTCCACTTCTTCTTTCACTATGAACCGCCGGTAAGGTTCGCCGGTCCGGGTAAATTGTTCGACCACTTCCGCGACGTCCGGCCGTTCCGCGGCCAGCGCCTTTTTGTCTAGGGTCCGTTTGCCGGCGTATTGCTTCCAGGTAGCGACGGCCCGGCCGTCGAGGTCCGCCAGGGCCGAACGGGGCCCGATAGCTGCCTGCAGCTTGACCGCGGCCGCGTCGAGGTCCAGCGCCGCCGCGTCGCGCCGGCGTTTCGCGTCCAGGTAGTCCGCAAGAGTCGCCTCGAGGTCCGGCGTTAGTTCCGCCGCGTCGAGGGAATCGTCCACCGGCCAGAGGTCCCCCAGCTTCCCGGCGTCCGCCGGCACCGGGGCCGGCATGACGCCGCCGACCACGAAGTCTTCCCACCAGCGGCCGGCGTAGTCCACCAGTTGCCGGAAGACGTCCGGCGAATAGTCCACCGGGTAAGGGTCCGGGATGGAGCAGAGCCCGGAACCGAGCCCGCCCACGGCGACAGTCACCCAGCACCGGCCGACCCCGGTTACCGCCATTTGTTGCTGCGCCTGTACTTGCACCAGCGCCGGCGGGATGCCGTCGCGCCAGTTGTTCCGGTAGGCACGGACCGACGTCGTTTTCACTTCCAGCAGGTCCCGAACGGGGGCCCCCCGGCTGCCGCGCGGAGCCAGGCCGAAGTCCACCGTGGCCAGCATCCACGAATGTTCCGGATGCCCCAGGAGTCCAGGAGTTGCCACGAGCTTCCCGAGGTCCGGCCGTTGCTTGACCGTCCGGCGCGCGACCGGCGTTTCGAAAAGATGCCCCATGGCTGCCGCTTCCGAGACTTCCCGGTCGTCCGGGTCCGCCGCTGCCGTTTTTTCCCGCCATACGTCCAGCGCCGTTTTGTACGGATTGAGCCCGAGAATAGCGGCCGTATCCGAAGCGCCCAGCCCGGACTTCCGCGCCTTGAGCCACGCCGCCCGGTCCCGCTTATAGTCGCCGGCAGCGAGGACAAGCCGGCCATGGTCCGGCCACAGTTCAAGCGTCACCGGACCAGCCCCCGGTTCCGGAAGCAGGAGTGCGGCCGGCGCATGTATTCCGGCGGCAGCCGCCAGGCACCGCAGGACGGACAGCGGAAGACCAGCGCGTCGAGCCGCGCCAGCGCGTCCACACTTAGGCCACTTCCGCAGAGTCGCCGTGCTGGAAAAGGTCCCACACCTTGAGCCCGAGAGCTTCCGAAAGCGCGACCGCCTTCCGTTTTTCGACCCCGCCCTTACCGCGCGCAAGGTTCGCAATGGTAGGACGGGAAACGCCGGAAGCAGCCTGAAGGGTCCGGGTAGACCAGCCGCCGGAGTCCATAGCCAGCCGCAGCGCCGTTTTCACTTCCCCGGCCGAGTCTTCCGCCGTCCGCGGCCGGATGAAAACCCGCACCTCGTTTTGTTCCACCGTCTACGCCTTCCGTTCGAACGTCTATTTTCTTTAGACGGTTGAACCATAGCAATCCAAAGTGAGCGCCGCAACGAACCACCACAGCACGCCCCGTTTGCGCCGGTCCGCGTCCGGGTAGGACACAACGGCGCAAGAGGGACAGATCAAGAAACCATCAAGACTTGCGCAGGTTCGTCTAAATGTTGTCCGGGACCGTCTACAAGTTATAGACTCTCAACACGTTAGGGGAAACGTCAGACAGAGCAGTCGTGTCAAGTCAAAAAAGCTAGGGAGCAGAACGCCAGATGAACACAAAAGCCGTAACGTTAGCCGAGCTAATCCATACGCACCAGGACAGCACCGGCGAGAGCTATTCAGTAATAGCCGCCCGCGCCGGCCTATCGAAAGCGAAGATAGGCCAACTTGCCATCGCCAAGCAGAACAGCATGCCGCGGGCCGAGACGCTAGAGAAGCTGGCTAAAGGACTACGCCAGCCGTTGCGGGTTATCCAGCAAGCCGCCATGGCGTCCGCCGGCCTTACGCCGGAGGGAACAGGGGGCCAGCAGCGCGTGGACATTTTGGCCGCATCCTTACGGGAGCTATCCCCGGAGGACCTAGAGACAGTCAGCGCCGTTATCAACTCGCTACGGGACCGCCGGAAGCTCAGGCCGGCAAGGAGCGCATAAAAAGAAAGGGCCGGACACGCCACCCCGGCGCGTCCGGCCCTTAATCCGCTAGCCGGCCGAATCCGGCTGCTAGTGTCTAAAAGACGGAAGCCCCCGAACGCCAATTCGGAGACTTCCAGCAACACCCGCAAACCGTGAACGTTTGCCGCAGTATTGCCGTTGTCTAGAAGTCTACCGCAACGACGTATAGCAGCAGGAGGACCGGAAGCGCGTGTCGCTTACCGGTTATTTTTTTGCCCAAAAACGAGACGCCGAAAGGACGTGAAGTCCCCGCCGTAATACCCCACGCCCGAAAACAGGACACAGAGCAGGACCCGAGGACAGGCCGCCGCCCGGTACGGCCATTTTGTCGCGCCTAGAATTCCGGGGGCCGCTTCATCCCCGGTTCGAACCCACGTTGCAGTGGCCCAGCCTTTTTGCGGGTTAGGCCCCCGCCCCAGTTCCGGGAATGATGCCCCGGAGGACGCCGGGTAAAGGGAGGATTATGCGCGAATTTTTCGCGTGGGGGCCGGCCGGGTAAGTAGTCCAAGACTAGGTGAGCTAAGGCCACCTACCAGCGGCGAGAGGGGGCCCGGCCCCCCGGCCCGCAAAGCGGACCGCCCCCCCGCTGCCGCGGAAAAGCGCGCAAGCGCGTTTTTCCTTGCCCCGGAAAAACAGAACTACTAGATACCCAACCCACCACGGCCAAGACGTTATCGAGTACCCCACCTAAGTTAACGCGCGCGCGAAAATTCGCGCGCTCAGGAAAAACGCCGGCCGTTATGAATGAGGATCCGCCGGCGAACAGGGACCGGCCGAGGTCCGGGCCGCTGCCGGCGGGGCCGGCCAGGTAGTCCGGCGACCGTTTGGAGCCAGAGAACGTGGAACCGGTGCCCGGCCAGCGCGTCCGCTTCCGTGGAGTAACGCGAGCATTCGCCGTCGAGGGGCCCGCCGAAAATCATCGTTTCGAAGATCACCGGGGCCGGCCGAGCGAACCCGAGGTCCAGGCCGGTCCAGACCGTCGAGACGGTCCCGGCCTTCCCGCAGTTAGTGAGCGCCACGCGCTTCCCGCTGCCGGACGTCACCGCGGCCGCCCACGCGTCCCGAGTCATAGGTCGGCCGGCCCTATCGAAATACCAATCCACGCCCCCACTATATAGACAGCCCGGCCGCGTGTCCTTATGTACTTAGGCAAGTACGCCGTCTATATTTGCGGCATGGATACGGAACCGCAGATAATCGCCCTGGCTAACTTCAAAGGTGGCACCGGCAAGACAACGTCGTGCGCTTACCTAGCCCACGCCTTCCAGGAGTTAGGCCACAACGTCCTGCTAGTGGACGCAGACAGCACCCGCAAGGCCGGCAGCCTAAGCAAGTGGGCCGCCCTAGCCGGCTGGAGCATCCGAACGGAGCGACTAGCGACGCCGCACATTCACCGCGAGTTGCCCGGACTAATCGGCCGGCGGTTCGACGTCGTTATCATCGATACGCCCCCACTTGAGAGGGAAGCCGGCATCGTGGAGAGCGCCATGCGCGCCGCGTCCGCCGTCGTGCTTCCCATGGCCCCGTCCCTTATGGAACTTGCAGAGGTCCCGGAACTTTTGGACGCCGCGGCGAGGGTAGACCGGCACCGGCCCGAGCCGGTCCGGGTCCAGGTCCTTTTGAACCGGATAAACCCGACCGCGCTAAGTGCCGGCAGGTTCCGGCGGAAGCTTGAGCCGTTAGGCTGCCGAGTCCTCAGAACCGAGATACGCCGGCGGGAAGCGATCAGCGCCGGCGCATTCGGCCGGCCGATAGTCGGGAACCTATACGGGTACTTTTCCGCAGCTTCCGAGCTTGAAACGGGGGCCCGCGCATGAGCCGCCGGCAAGACGACCTGGACGCCGCAGCGGACGCCGTCCTAGCCCGCCAGCCGGCAGCAGCGCCGGCACCGGCGAACGGCCCGAGCCGGAGCCGGCCCGTCCGCCTATCCGTGGACTTAGGCAAGGAGACTTACCGGGACCTGAAAGCGTACCCGGACGAGTTGAGGATCCCGGAGCAGCTAGGCCGGGCCCAGGTCCCGACCATGGACATTATGCGCGCCTTAGTGGACGAGCTTTTGACGAATGACGAGGTCCGGGCCGCCGTCGCTGCCCGCCTAATCCGGACGCTGAAAAAGTGACGGAAAAGTTACTTAGGTAAGTAGATAAGTACACCGAATACACGGTTAGGCGTGTATACTTTAGGAGTCAGCAAGGGAAGAAAAGACCACCTAAAGGAGCCACCATGCAGCACTTTTCCACTTACCCCGGTTCTACGTTCGTTTGCGGTGCCGACGCTTACGGCCAGCGCAACAGCCTGCGCGACGCGGACCCGGACCTCACCACCTGCCCCCGTTGCAAGGCATCCGAAGCGTGGAAAGCCGCCAGCGAGGAAAGCGCCCACGTCCCCGTCGAAAGCCCGGCCCGCCGGCCCGCCGGCATCAGCACCGTAACCGATATTCAGGCCGGCATTGAATCCGTTTTTTCCGCCATGATCCCGGCAACGGATACCGTGTCCGCCCGATTCACCGCCCGCGGTTACTGGAAAGTTGAGATCACCACCGCGGAAGGTATCACCACCGAAGCCCACGACGTCCGGACCGAGATAATCGGCAAGAAAACGCTGGTTATCACGACCCACCCTTACGGGTCACCCGTTGGAACCGTCGAGCTTGAGGGATAAAGGGCCCGGCCAGGATGGAAGCACTACTAGTCGCCCTAACCATCCTGGCCGGCGCAATGATCCAGCCGGCCAGGAACCACGACCGCCAGCAAGCCCAGCAAGCCAAAGCCACGAAGTAGGAGCCCCCCAAATGGAAACGTTCATCAGAACCACCGCCGGAACCGCCGCCGCCAGCATCCACGGCAACACGCTGGGAATCGTCGCGAAGGACCCCGTCGACGGTTCGACGGTCCAGGCTTACGCGACGTTCAGCCGGTCCGAGCTTGAGCAAATCCGCGACGCGATCACCGAGCAGCTAAACCGGACCGCGGAGCCGGCCCCGCTTCATATGGCCACCAATGTTGGCAACGCAGGAAACCAGCCCTATAAGACGGCGTGCGGCGAGCCCGGCAATTCCACCATTTACTTCCGGCAGGTAACCTGCCCCGCCTGTATTGAAGCACTCAGGACGCGCGAGGTCCGCGAGGTCCCCGAGGGAACCTGGATAACCACCCCCGGCCGCGCCGTTTCCGAGTTCATCCCCAACGAATAGCCCCACCAGCAAAACGGCCGGCCCCCCAAAAAGCACCCCCATGACACCGAACGGGGGGCCGGCACCCCCACATCATAGAGCAGACCAGGAGAACAAGATGACGAAGACAATCGCAGTCGACCCCGCCGAAGCCGCCCAGGGTGCCGCCGATATCGCCGGCCCGGAAGTCGCGGACGAATTCAGCCCCGCCGCTATCCGCGATATCTGCCGCCGCGCCGCATACGACATGGGAATCTATAACCGGGAATGCCACCCCGAAATGCTGCCGGCCGTCGCCAACGAAGCCGCCCGCCGCATGAGGGCCGAAGCCGCCGGCACCGAGACAGCCCGCCGCAGCGTCCCCGGCCACGTCGCCGGCATGGACATTTTGGCCGCGCTGCCCGGCAAGCCCGCCTGGGTTATGGACTTCCGCGGCCGCGAGTTCCGGCACCAGGACGGCGCGTCTTTCACTTTCAGCCAGGACGACGAAAGCATCACTATCCACTTTTGCCGGCCGTTCCGGTCCACCGTCGAGATAATCAGCCTGGACCGGCCGACCACCACGGCCGCCCGCGTCGCCGCCGTTATCGCCGCCCTTATGGTTGAGGACTAGCGGCAATGTCCTGGCCCAGCGACCGCCCAGGCCCCCGCAACGGGGGCCGGCCCAACACCAGCCGGCAGACCATCCGGGCCGACTGGCTTAGTGGTTTGCTTTTCTTCTTAGTCCCGGCCGTCGCCCTAGCCCTTGCATGGCCGACCGTCACCGCGGCACTAAACGCGTTCCAGCAAGTCACCGACGTTTTGCCCACCCGATAAGGAGCCCCCGCAATGAGCAGAACCAACATGGACGAATACGACAACGCCAAGAAGTCCGAACGCATCCAGGCCCACGAGGTCCGCCGCGGCGACGTCATAGCCGCGGCCGCCGGCCTTACCCACCTTTTCATCGACCCGGACCGGTTCCGGACGGTCCGGTTTGTCGAGGAAGCCGAACCGGACCCGCAGGACTACCACCGCGAGGTTCCGCGGGTCCGCATCGGATGGACGAGCGCAAGGGGGGCCGACCACGTCGAGACGTACCCGGCCGACGCCATGTTCCACCGGATAGCGGAACGGCCCGAGCTTCCGCCGGCACCGGGCCCCCAGCCGGAAGGCTTGACCGATAGGGACTACGACCGGCTGCGCCAGGACCAGGACACCTACGCCCGCATTTGCGTGGACTACCTTTTGACGCCAGGCAAGAGCGCCGACGCGCGGAAAATGGCCCGCAAGAGCAAAGACGCCGAAAAGGCTTACAGCGCCGAACTTGAGCGCCGGCATAAGGCCGGCATTCACGAGCTAATCGAGCGTGAAACGAACGGGACGACGTCGGACCGAGAAAAGCCGATTCGAGCCGGCTGGGACAGTTTCGGAGTAAACCGGCCCACCCCGGAAGAAGCCGAAGAATCCGCCAAGCGAGCCGCCGCCCCGTATGAAGCCCACATCATTCCATAACGTCAGTAAGTAAGTACGCAATGACGAAGAACGGGAGGACATACCAGGACCCGCAGACATAAAGGCCCGAAATTTAGACGCTAAGCACCCTGCCGTCTAAAACGTCCTGTAGCTTTATAGACGGCAGGGACAAGCCGGCCACCGAGAAACGAGGTCCGAGAATGAGCGAGCAAGCCCAGCAGCAGCCCGAACGAATCGAATCGGAGCAGGCACAGCACGAAGCGGAAGAACGTTTTTACGACTCAGTAGGACGACCGCGGAAGCTAGCCGCCGGCGCAATGACCGCAATTATGCGCGAATATCGAAAAGGCAAGTTCACCACTAAGCAGCTGGCCGAGAGATACGGCGTTAGTGTCTCGCTTATTCTCACCATCGTTTACCACACGCCCAAAGGCCAGCCAGTGAAACGGCCAGCCCCGCAACAGCAACGACAGGTTACCTACCTAAATGCAGACGCCGAAGAACACCATCGCGCTAGCTGACATAGCAGCAGCAAACGCCCTACTTGTTTCCTTTGGAGCAGAGGACCAAATGCCGCGAATCGCCGCGGCGAGTATCGAGCGAACCATCGAGCAGCAAAACCGGATAGACAGGGCCCTGGCTTATGCCGACGCCCTGCCGGCGAACGCCGCCCACGCGCGCCAAATGGCCCGAATCCTTGACGGTTCGATAACCATTGACGACGAGCAGAACGAGGTGGACACCTACGGAATAGCGGAACCGAGAAGGACCCCGGCGCGCGAGCTACACGCACCACGGCCGGCAGCACCTAAGCCGGCCGGAAAAGGGCCCCGCGGGAAGCTAAAGCCCGGCGCAGGACTAACCGGCAGGTCCACAAAAGAACGCCTGGCAATGCGCGAATGGATAGCCCAACAAGGCATCGAGATAAGCCCAACGGGCCGAATCCCGCAAGAGTACATAGACCAGTACGACCGAGCCCAGGAAGCTATCCGGGAACACCGCCGGCAGGAGCGCAAGCGCCAGAAAGAGAACGGCGAGACACTACTATGACCGCCCCCGCTAGATACTTGAGCCGGCCCGAAGTCGCGGAACGTATCGGAGTAAAGCCGGACACCCTAAACCGGTACTTGCTGCCGCCGGCGGACGCGCAGATAGGGGCCCGGCAATTGGGATGGCTGCCGGCAACTATCGACGCGTGGAACGCTGCCCGGCCGTCCAGGTTGAGGACCCAAGCCGAACGCCGGAAGGCTGCCGGGATGGAGCCGGAGCAGTGACGACCGGCCGGCGGTTCATCAATAGTTGGCTGGCCTTTTGGGTCCGCGTCTTGCAGCCCCGGCCGAAGCCCCGCGGCCGCCGGCGGGCCGGGTAGAATGAGGAACGGCAGCCGGCGCGCGCGGCCGGGTCCCTTGCTGACACTTGTGGCTCCCAAGGCCCCGCCGGCTGCCGCTAAAAAGTAGTCACCGGCCCGGCACCAGCCCGGAACCCGGCACGGCGAGACGGCCGGCCCGCAGGCCGGAAACACGAAAAAGGCCGGGCCCCCATCCGACGGGGGCCCGGCCTTTTTCGTTGAGAAACATCCTGCGAGGGGAACCCAAGCTGGGGGGAGGTTCCCCCGCGCCAGGATGCCCCCGACTAGTCCACGGTCTCAGATGGACTAGCAGAACCAGGATAGCCGCCAGCCGCGTGCCGTCCAAAGACGGCCGGCGCGCCGGCGTCTAAATTTACCGACGCCAGCAGCCGGTTCACGCCCGGAATAGCGGCAATACGCGCCAAGGTCCCGGCCAGCGCCGTGACCGCTGCCGCTGCCCCGAGCAGCCAGAGCCGGAGCCCGTCCGGCAGCGTGTCGCCCATCCCGTCGAGGACCGCGGCGAGGACTTCCGGCAGGACGCCGACTAGCAGCGCAAAGGCCGGCAAGCCGACCTGCAGCACGGTCCGCAGCGTCGCCCGCCACGGCCGCGCCACTTGAGACGGGACCACCGCTGCCGCTGCCGCTGCCGGCGCGAGGTTCCGCTGGAACCAGTCATAATCCGATTCAGCCACGCCGGCCCCCTAGTCAATAATCCGGAGAGTCTGCCCCGGATAAATCGTCGCGTTTACGTCTATGCCGTTATTCGCCGCGATCACTTCCGGAGTCATGCCGTAGTAATCGGCAATTTTCGTTAGCGTGTCGCCAGGGTCCACGGTCCAGGCCAACGGGCCGGGAATGTAGATAACCTGCCCCACCGAAATACGGTTAGGGTCCGGGATCCCATTGAATGCCGCGATATCGGCCGCGGACGGAGCGCCCACCGCGGGCCCGCCGTAGTAGTCCGATATCTTGCCCAGCGTGTCGCCAGGTTCCACAACCCAGTGCAGCCGGTTCGGGTCCGCCGGGCCGGCGGGGGCCGGCGCAGGAGCAGGAGCCGGTGCCGGCGCAGGAGCCGGCGCAACGGGGGCCGCCGTGACGCCGCGCGCCAGCCGGTCCAGCCGGCCGAGGTCCCACACACCAGGACAAGCCGTGGACGTGAAGTCCCGGTGTGGCTTGAGGACCAAGGGCCCGTAAGTCTCCCGAAGTTCCGCGATCAGTTCGGCCACCGTCGCGTAGTCCCCGTCCGACGCCCGCGGGTTACATTCAATCGAAATGAAAAAATTGTTCCCGTAGCCGTTCGCCCCGTCGCCCTGCCCCCAACTCAGGTCCGTGTCCGGGTCCAGCAGACAGGCCACCCGGCCCGCTTCCGCGACGTAATGGACGGACGCCGAGTTCCGGGCCCCGCCGTACACGAGATATTGAATAGTTCCGTCGAACGTCGGACGTTGCGCCGGGTCCCCCCACCAGTGAATCGCAATCCCGACGTACCGGTGGCCGGCCGGCCGAGGATGGGAGAAAGTCGCCGTATGCTCAGTAATCGACTCGTAAGCCATGTTTTCCAGTCCTTCCAGGCAATAAAAAACCCCCCACCCGGACGGGTAGGAGGGAGAGCGCCCAAGATGGACGCGGGGCCCGCCGTGGCTTAGTGCGCCTGGTCCTTTTCACTACGGACCGGCCACGGCGGCAACTTTTCGGCCGGAAATCCGGCATTGACCAGGAGCAGACGCAGCGTGCCGGCGTATTCTTCCAACTTCCGGCGGAATCCGGCCTCAGCTTCCGCCCTTGCTTCCGCGTCCGTCAGCCGGGACAGCAGGGACCGGTTATTGACCTTTTCGGCCATGGCCCGGCCGGACTTCCAGGCCCGCAGCCCGTCGATAATTTTGGGGAGAATGACAGACAGACCGCCGACGCCGAGCAGCGCCGTTATCACTTCCGGAGTCACGCCGGCCCCCCTATTTCGTCGGGTCCAAATAGGCCCAGTCAATCCGCCTAAATCGTTTGAAGATGTCCGACAGCGCCGTGACCACCAGCGCCACCACCAGCCACACCGCCGAGGACCTACCCGAGACGGCGAACGTCAGCGCGGCCGGCAGGACCATCACCCACCCCAGCCCTACTATCAGCAGCGCGACCCGTTCCAGCCACCAGTGACCGGACAGCACCGCGACCGCGCCGAGTATCCCGCCGACCACGAGGACCGAGCCCACGAAGACCGACATAACCGGCCCGATAGTGCCCGTTAGGAGAGTAGGCACCCCGCCCAGCGCGGCGAGCAAACCCGCCGCGCCGGCCGTTATGTACGCCACGACTTGAGCCGCGTTTATCGCTGCCGGTTCGTGGACCAGTTGCAGCAGCCCCATGGCAGCGGACCGCCGCCGGCCCGCTGCCGTTTTCGGCCGTCCGAGCATCACGCCCCCTTTTGTTAGCGTCACGGAAGCGCCGGCATGACCGGATTCCAAACCTTGATATTCCGGAACTTGACCGACGCCGAAGACGCCTTAAGACCGACCCAGGACGCGTCATTCGACGCGTTAGCGTTATTGCCAGCGGAGCCGAGCAGGACCCCGTCCAGGTAGACGGACGCAACGCCGCCCATTTGAACGGCCCGGACCTTTTTCCAGACGTTCAGGCCGCCCCAGTTCATAGCCGAACTAAAACGGGCCGCCGTTTGGTCTTGTTCTATTTCCACCTTGTCCGCCGTCGCCAGGTTCATATGGAGCCGGAACAGCGTGCCCGAGGTCCCGACCGTTCCGCCGGTGCCGGCCGTGCCGATCAGGATGCCGGCTTGAGTGTCGGACGTAGTGGAGGACACCACGAGAATTTCCGCGTCGACTATGCAAAAGCCGGTTAGTACCTTTTTGCTTAGCCGGGCCCGGAGGTTCGCCGCCGTAGACGTTTGGGTTATCGCCGCGCCGTCCGAACCCCAGGTCCCGGCCGCCACGATCCAGTCCGCCGGCGTCCAGGTAGTCCCCGGAACGTCGATAACCTTTTCCCACGCCGAGCCGCCGCCGCCGGCAGCCGGCGTGGCCGGCTTCCACAGCCCGGCCGCCGCGTCATAGGTCAGGACTTGCCCAGCAGTAGGAGCCGAAGCCCCGGCCGTTGCGACGTCCGCGAGCAGGTCCAGGTTCGCCACGACGTCCACCCAGCGGCCGCCGGAGTATTGCAGCAGCGAACCGGGGGCCGGCGCAGTGAGGTCCACGTCCGAGAGGTCCGCCAGGTTAGTGGCGGAAACGATTTTAGACACCGGGATCGGAGAGGACGCGGCCCCGCCGGAGCCCGAGCGTTCCGAGCCGCCCAGCTTATCCAGGAGCCGTTGCGTTTTGACCGCCCGGACTTCAAACCGCGAGGACAAGGTGGCCTCGTATTGCACCACGCCGTCCGCGTCGATATCGACCGCCAGGCCGGCGACCTTCCGGGCCCCCGATTCCGTTTCATCGTCCGGGACTTCCACGCCCACCCAATCGTGGACGTTGAAGTCCACAAAAGGGTGCCGGCCTTCCCGGTCCGGGATAAGCGCAATAGTCCGCGATATCCGCTGGTCTTTTGCCAGCCCAAGGGACACGTTCGCCACCATGGACCGAGCCGAAGCGTCCGAAGCGTCGCCGGCCGTGACCCACGCGGCCCGCTTCCGCCACTTAGCCGCCGAGGTCCCGTCTTGAGCGATAGCCACCCCGTTGTCCCCGGAATCGGCATAAACCACGTTCGCCAGTTCCCGCCGGGTAACCTTCCGCCGGTGCCCGCCTTGAGAACGGAACTGCGTGAAGACCACCGAATCTTCCAAATGGGAGCCGTCGCCCTGCCGTACTTCCAGCGTGAACCCCGGCAGCATACGCCACCGCAGTTCGTTTGCTTCCGCCCACCGTTTGAGCAGGTCCAGGAGGGTATCGCCGGCGTTTACCGTCAGCGATTGAGCCGGCCCCCACGCGGTCCCCGTCGAGTCCTCCACTTCATCAAAGGACAGGTTTACCCAAGTGAGGAACCCGGCCGCTTGAGCTTCCAGGAACAACGCGTGCCACGCCGCCATGGGATGAAGTTGAAAGGTCCGGGACATAGAAGACGGCGTCGGCATCCCGGCCGGCAAAACGGGGGCCCATTCGAGGACGGACGCGGTCCCGCGGCCGGTTATGACCGTTTCCCGCGGGCCGCCGCCTTCCGCGATAACGTCCGCGTCCACGTCTTCCGCCAGGAATTCGAACCTAACCTGCCCGTCTTCCAATATCTGCCAAAGCGCCTCCTGGTCCGCAAGCCGGACCGTTTCGCCCACCGGCAGCGCTGCCGTAAAGACAGCGTCGTCGGCGTCGAGCGTTACCGTTGCGCCGCCTTCCGCGTTCGCCTCCACCGTGAACCCCAGCCCGGCGAACCGTTCCACAAGTGCGATAGGTGAGGAGTAGTCACGTTCCGAGAGGACCCGGCACGTCCAGCCCACCCCGTCCAGGGACCGAGGGGGAAGGACGGTTAGAAACGCTTCATTACTTAGCCGAACCGTCACGGAGTCACCGTCCTAATCCGCACCGGATAGCCCGGAGGAACCGCGCCGTCCGGAATCACAATTTCAATAACCGTGTGCTGCATGTCGATATAGCCGGCGGCCGGGTCCAGCTTCCGAAGTGCCGTGTACGCTTCCGGGCCCGGCGGGAACGTCTGCCAGGAGATCACCGGGACCGCAACCCAGCCCAAAATTGAGCCGTAGTCCAGTTCAACACTTCCGGAAAATGTCGCCGCGAGGTCCCCCACGCCGAAGCAGAAGATGCGGATCCCGTCCCCGGACCTGCCGGCGGCCGGCAGCAAAAACCAGATTCGAGGGTCCGGCGGGTTAGTGGACGCGTCGCCGTAGTGCGCATATCCGAAGCCCACCCCGGACAGCGTGACCGCGACCCCGACGTTTTCCGAGACGGAACCGAAGCCCACCGAGGACGGCGTGACCGCGACCCCCACGTTTTCGGCAACCCACCCCACGGAGTCCGGATCCGGGACCGCGTCCGCGCCGGCGTTCAGATAGACATAACCAAACGCCTTACCGGCCGACAGGTCCGGCGTAAAGGTCCACGCCGGAGTCCACGCGGTCCACGTAGTGGTTCCCGTTTCCGCTGCCCGCGCCCGCCAGTAATATTTCGTTTGGTCAGCCAGGCCGGACACCGTGACGGAGTGAATGCCGTCCGCCCGGTTCGTTAGCGTGTTGGAGTACGCCAGCGAGCCGAAAGCCGGATCCACGGAAACTTGCACCGCCACGTCCGTGTTTAGGGCCGACGTCGAGGACACGAGCAGGGACAGCGGCACCGCCAGCGACGGGGGCCGGGTCCCGGCCGGCGGACCCGCCAGAGCCACGGCATAGCCGGAAGCGACGCCGGCCGCGGAGAACCGGAGCGAGTCAATAGTCCCCGTCGCGGACCGGTCAAAAGTTGCCATGGTTTAACCCCTACGCATTGATAGAGAAGGACCCCGCGGGAATCCGCGGAACATCACCCGCCCCGGTAGGCACGATAGGAGAGGACAGCGCCCCCGAGTACCACATCGCGCCGCCCGTCGAATTATCGAAAATAGCCCAGTGCGTCACTTGAGCCTGGGACCAAAGCGCAGACAGGGCCGGCCAGAGTATTTCGCCGGACGCGCCGGAGTTACTAACCGAAGTTGCCCCGGCGGCAATGGTTCCCCAAACCGTCGCGTTATTTGCCTTAGCCACCCGCGCGTACCCGCCGGCGGCCGTTGGTTCCACCCCGGCCGCCAACGGGTCCCCGTTGAAAAGCGCGAAGTACAGCGTGCCCAGCGACACCGCCCCCCGGTCCGCGCCGAAGTGCGCCCGAAGTGTCGCATTCCGTTCCAGTACCGTTGCCATGATTTACGTCCACACCGTCGAAGATTCGGCAAAGACCCGGAAGGACCACAGCGACAGAACCGCATTAGACGGAGTAACCCGCCGCAGAGTCAGCGGCCCGCTAATCGCCCCCGCGGCGAGGTCCCCAATATTGACCTGCGCCAGGAACGTTCCGCCGTTATAGCTCAAAGTATGCTGAGCCACCACAGACGGCGTGGTATCCGTCAGCGATTCCATGGCAACCCGGACGGAACCGGCCGTCATGGAGCCAGAAAGATTCTTGACCCGGAACGTCCGGTCCGCGGACGAGGACCGCGGCACGTCGCCCCAATCGAAATAGGCCGGCGGCAACTTTTCGTCCAGCGTAGGGTGCCACAGTTCCAACCGGTTAGGGTTAGCGCCCGGCACCGGTTCCCCGTAAAGGTGGACGGCGGAAACGGACCAGGTATTCGAAGCACCAGTAACGCCCCGAATTTTGAACGCCCGGATAGCCAGGACCGTGGTGGAGACTATCGAAGTCCGGTAAAGCGGTTTGACGGCCCCGCCAATTGGCTGCGCCGTCCCAATAGTTGTCCAAGTCCCATCGAGCCCGTTTGTTGTGTCCGCCGAAACGGAGACGGTAATGGAGGACGGCCCGCCGCTGCCCATATGCAGGAACCCGTCCAGGTCCCGCAGTTCCGGGAAGATGAACACAAGGGAGTTAGTCGCGTTCGTGCTTTGGATAGCGACCTGCGTGTCGCCGTCATCGTTCAGGGAAAGAATCGTTCCGGAGGTTTGCTGGGTTATGACGTTAGACGAATTGATTATGTAGACCTGGGTGCCGTCCCGATCGTAAGCCATACGCCAGGACGGCGCGTCCGGATAGTTGCCCGCCATTATTCAGCCCCCGCCTTCCGCGCCCGCGTCTTCCGTTTTGTGTCTGCCGGTTCCGGCGACCAAAGCCGGCCGGCCGCGTCATAGGTCCAGACGGTCCCGCAAGTGCAGGACCACCGGCCGTTTTCGTCCGGCGTTTCCGCTGCCGGTTCGCACCAGTGTTTGCCGTCGCGTTCGATAGGCATCGTTTACCCCTTGCGTTTAGTAGTAGACCGGCTGGAAGGTCAGGACCGCGGAGCCGGCCCCGGAATCCGTGGACAGCGTGACCGTGTTGGCACCGCGGCCCAGCGACAGCCAGGCCCGCGCGCCGGAATGAGTCACGGCCCCGATAAGGTTCCCGCCGTCCGAGTCCCGCAGTACCGAGGTGGCCCGGACGTCCAGGGTCAGCCCGTCGCCGTTCGCCAGGTCCGTGCCGGCCTTGACCCACACTTCCGGCGTTAGCGTGGAGTTAGTCACGGTCGGGTTAGACAGGGGGCCGGCGAAGTCGAGGACAACGGCCGTAGTGGAGTCGTCGCCGGCGTTCGAGACGACCGTGGCCGCCCCGACCGCCAGCGGCACGGCCACCGGGTCCCCGTAAAAGAACGGGTCCGCCATGAAAATATCGACGGTTACCCGGCCGGAGAACCGGCCGGAGCGTTTCCGTTCGATAGTGTCCCCGATGCCGTGACCCGTCGCCGTATGGGTCCCCAAATCGTCCGTCCACGTCCGGGATATTTCGAATTGCCGGCCGGCGTCCGGCCGGAGCAGCCGCTGCAGCTTCCGTTCCGCGCCGGCGTAGTTCACCTCGTAGGCTGCCGGCGTCGAGCCGGGCCCGTCCTGCCCGAGCAGCCACAGCCCCAGCGTAATAGTCCGCGAGTCCGTGACCCGCGGCCGGAATTCGGCACCGGGCCGGAACGCGTACTGCCGGTCGCCGCCGCGCAACGGCGGAGCCAGAGCCGAGTCGATCCGTTGCACGTCAGCCGCCAAAGTCAGCAGCGGAACCCCGTCAATAGTCCACGTTTCCACTATTCGCCCCCGTCCAGCCCGAGATAGGCAGCTTTAGACAGCGCGCCAGTAATGGAAGCGCCGGCAGGTTCCGGCACCGGGTTATTGACTTCTATGTTGTTCACGACGCCGGCCCCAACGGGGGCCGGCCCGTACCCGGACGCGGACGCCGCGGCCGTGACGCTGCCGGCGACGTCGCCCACCGGGCCGAGCCCGACCGAGTCCGGAGCCCCCACCCGGACCACGGCCGTTATGTCTTCCAGCGTCTTTTCGAGCGCCGGAATTTCGGACCGCAGCCCCTTTTCGAGCCCGCCCATAATCCAGCCGCCGGCCGGGATCAGGAGCCCCATATCGTAAGCTTTGGGCCCCTTATGTTCAGCGATCCAGCCGGCGATCCCGCCGACGAAATCCATAACACCCTGAAACCCGGCCTTGAGCCCGTCGAGCAGCCCGCCGATAATTTGGCTGCCGGCGTCCCACAGCATCCCGCCGAGCCCGGCAAAGAACCCGACTATTTGGCCCGGAATGCCGGCCACGAAGCCGATGAGTTCCCCGAGTTTCGCCATGCCGGCGGACAGGATGCCCCCGAACCATTCGAGCGCCATGCCGCCCAGGGCCGCAAGCTGCCCCAGGTAACCGAAGATAGCGCCCGGAATCCCGGCAATAAATCCGGTTATCCCGTTCCAAACGGACATCACGAAATTGGACACGTTCGTCCAGATGGAGGACCAGAACGACAGGTAAGCCGAAAGGGCCCCCATGAACCAGGCCGCTATCCCGTTCCAAATGGACATTATCCAGTTACCGAAGCCGCCGAAAATTTCCCCGACCCAGTTGAAAAAGCCGCCCCACATGCCGGTCCACCAGGAGCCGAAGCCGGACAGGGCCCCCATGAACCAGGACGAAATCCCGTTCCAAATTTCAGCGAGCCAGGAGCCCAGGCCGGCGAATGCTTCCCCGGCCCAGTTGACGAAACCGCCCCACACTTCCGTGACCCACGCGACGACCGTGTCCCAGTTCATCACCAGGAGGACAAGCGCCGCGATTAGCGCGACGATGCCGAGGACAATCCAGGTAATCGGGTTAGCCAGCAGCGGAGCCACGACGGCCCACGCGGAAACGGCCCACGCAGTAAAAGCCGCCACCATGGTTACCCCGATAACGGCGGCAATAACCCCGAACGCCCACGCGTTTTGGCTTAGCCAGCCCGTCACTTCCGTAAGGACCGGCAGCGCGGCCGTAGCGATACCGGCGAACGCCGTGTCCGCGGTCCGTTGCAGAGTGAGCATGGCCGTTTTCGGCCCGGAATTCAGCGTTTTCGAGAATTCGGCCGACTGCCCGGCGACGTCGCCCATAGTGTTGCCGGCCCCGGCGAGGGAGGACAGGAACCCCGGAATTTGATCCGTGCCCAAGTCTTCCAGCGGAGTGCCAAACAACTGAATAGCCGTTTGGGCCCGCGTCGCCGGGTCCTCAATAGCCAACAGCCCCTCGGCCGTCCGCTTCATTGCCGCTTGACCTTCCGCGCCACCGTTAGCCATGGCCCGCGACATTTCGTCCGCGGACAGGCCGATGGAGTCGAAAGCTTCCGTTAGCTTTTTGTCACCGGCTGCCCCTACAGCGATTAGCGAAAATTCCTTTAACGCGTCGCCCGTTTTGTCGATTGCTTGCATACCGCCGGAGGACGCCCCAACGATCATCGACATGGCAGTTTCGCCGTCGAGCCCGAGGGTAGCGAAGTGCTTAGAGTATTCCTCCACGATAGGGAAGACTTCCCCGCGCATTTGCGCCGGTACTTTTTGCATGGCAACGGTTATTAGGTCCATTGCTTCCGTAGCGTTCCCGGCCAGGCCGGTACTCATGAGAACGCCGGCCGCGTTAGTGGCCTCGTTTACGTCCACATCAAACGCCGAAGCAAGATCAAGCGTCTTAGCCGTGACCGCTTCAATTTCCGCCTGGGATGCCGTGGACATTCCGGACATGGAAGACATGACCGCGCCCACGGCCGTGTTGACGTCTTCCAGGCTGCCGCCATAAGCGCCGGCGTAGAGCTTCCCGGCTGCCGCGCCGGCGTTCGCACTTTGGGCCGGAGTCAGAGCCAGCTGCGCGGCGAGCTTTTGCCCGAGTTCCGCCTGTTCGGCCGCCATTCCGAAGCCGTCCATAAGCCGGGCCCCGATATCGAGCCCAGCCGCGTGCGCCTTCCCGATGCCGGCCGTTTTCATCCGGGACCCAAAGCCCTCGCCGGCTTTATCGCCGGCGTCTTGCCCGGCCTTTTCCGCCGCCGGGATCAGTTCCCGCGAAATCTTCTCCCGGCTGCCTTCCATGGAAGGAACCAAGGACAGGTAAGCCGTCGCCAGTTCTACCGCATTCGCCACGGCGTCCACCTATCTTTCCGGGTTATCCCACCACGCGTCGAAGTCACGAATAGGAATCGGCTTGCTGCCGTACTTTTGGCCTTCCACCGTCTGCCCCGGCCGCTTTATCGGCCGCGGTTTAGGTGCCGACTTTTTGCCCTGCCGCTGCCAGTTGGCATTCGCCAACAGGTCCACCACGGCGGCCAGAAGGTAGTCGGTAACACCCCACGGCGGTTCCCCGCCGTTTATTTCCCGAGCCAGGTCCGAACCCGGCGAGGACCGGCGGACGATCACCAGCAAGTCACGCCACGACAGCGCGAGCGTTCCCAAATCGTCCAGCCGGAGCCCTAGCCGGATTAGGTCAATTTCAATAGCCTCCGCGTGACGACTCAGGAGCCAGCAGAGACCCGCGATTCCCCCACGGAAATCCCGGAAGCTTGAGTCCATGCCTTGAGCAGCGCGGCGAGTTGTTCATCGTCCATAAGGTCCGTAATCCCCGGCGCGTACCGTTCGAGCAGGTCAATTTGGAAGGACCCGAACGCGGCAAGGTCCGCCTGGTCCGGGTCCGTTCCGGCCTTTTGCGCCGCGTGGATAGGTTCGGCCAGCCGTTGCAGCCGGTCCCGGTAACCCACCGGCACGAACTTGAGCAGCGGCAGCGACCGCGTTTTCTTTTCGCCGGGAACCTTGAATTCGAATTGATTCTGCTTTATCGACGCGCGAGACGCCGGGACCTCAAAAACCATTTGCGGAGCCTTCCAGGGAACGAACGGGGGCCGGGTATGCAGTAAAAAGGTGGCCGGGCCGGGCCCCGCAGCGCAGCCCGGCCACCAGTAGGAGGAACCCGCGCGTTACGCGCGAGTGTAGGAGAACGCCGTGGAAGCACCCACGCCGTTAGTGACCAGGACGTCAGCCGGGCCCGCGTCGCCTGCCGGCAGGGTAGCGACGATAGTTTCGGAGTCCACCACCACGAAGTCCGTAACCGGAGTACCGTCCACCGTGACCGAGGTGGAACCGGTCAGCCGCGAGCCCTTGAGGGTAACGAGCTGGCCAGCGCCGGCCGGGTCCGGCGAACCGGTAACCGAGGACACCACCGGCACGCCGGCAGTAAGGACAGTGCCGTCGTCCAGGTAGATATAGACGTTTACCCCGTCCGCGTCCGGGTAAGTTGTCAGCGTTACCGGCCACGTCAGCGCCGAGGACTTGACGAAGGACACCTCGCCCGTTTCGGAAACCTGCCCGTCCGGAACGACGATAAGGACGCGCGCGTCGCCGTCCTTCATCTTGAATGTCCAGGACTTCCGCGGCAGTTCGGACGAGCGCAGAAGCGCCGTAATCCTTTTGCCTTCCGTGGCAGTTGCGGCCGTCACCGTGACGTTATCGTCGCCCATGTAGTTCTTTAGGCTTGTTTCGTTTGTCTCAAGATGCGACCAGGCCAGTTTCGCCGCGAATTCGGTCAGCAGTTCCCGGACCACGGAGCCGGACCAGTCACGGACTTGTTCCGTGGACCGTTCCGGCGTAAGGGTCAGCCCGTCTTCCGAGACGTACCCGGAATCTTCAAAGGCCGCGTCCAGCGCGTCCGCGATGGAGCCCGGCAACGGCGTGCCGCGCGGTGCCGAGAGGATAGGGCCCGTAGTCAGTTGATCGGGGGCCCCGGTAAGGACTTGCGAAGCGTTTACGCTCATTTTCTGCCCCTTTCAGGCATCATTACTTACTTATGTACGGACAACTTGCCCGCGCATTGACACCACGAAAGTGGCTGAATACCGGGCCCGAGACGTCACCGGGTCCGGGTCCATATACGGCAGCGAGAGGACCTGAACCGAAGTGCAGACCGTCGCGCCCATGTAGCCGAGACGTTCCGCGGCCCGGATCAGGCCGGCCGCCCGCCGGCAGATATCGGACGCCCGGACTTCCCCGCCGTCGCCCGCCCACGCCGTAATGGTCAATTGGCAGTTATCCACCAGGACGTCCCGCGGAGTTCCACCGGTTAGCCGAACCGTCACAGCTTCCGCCGGCGGTTCATAGTCCTTACTTGAGGACGGCATGGCCCCCACGACTTCCACCGATTCGAAGCCCGGCTGCTGCCCCAGGAGGTTCCGCAGGTAACCGATTAGGACCGTTTCACCGTCCGCGCCTTCCACGAAGTCAGCCACGGCCGGCCCCTAGCGACCGAGTCAGCGTCTTGTCCGTTGCTTCCCGTTTCACCGCTTCCAGCGATTCAGTAGCAACAGTGACGCGCATACGGTTAGCGCCCGTTGTGACCTTGACGCCGACGCCGTCCCCCGCTGCCGCAGCGATAGCGGACCCGCGCCGGATCAGGTCCGGCCGAATGCCCTGGTCGCCCCTAAGCAATTTCCGGAACGTCGCGCCGTTGAATTTGATACGGGTTACTTTTGACGTCGAGCCCACGCCCTACCCCTTCCAGTCGATCAGCAGAGCAAGGACGTGGGAGACGGCACCAGTAGGAGAACGGTGCCGGGCCGGTTCGCCGTCCACGGCGTACAGCCGGCCTTCCCATTCGACGGCGTCCGAAGCTTGAATATCCGTGCCCGCCGGAGCGAACCAGGACCAGCGGACCGCGACAGCAGACACCCGGCCTTCCAGGACTTCCAGCGACGCACCCGGCTGGAGCAGCGAGCCCGGAACCGGGGCCCGCGAAGCCGCCGGCCCGTAGTCCGGCCGGCGGGTCCCCCGCGCGTCCGTAGTCCAGACCGGCCGGACGAGGACCGGCGTATCGTTCGCAAATGACGGCAGCACCGGACCCCCTAAATTTTGAACGCGGCGAGTAGTTCGAGATCCCGCTGCAGCAGCGAAAGACCGCCGGAGACGCCCGGCGCAGTAGTGGACCAGGCAACGGAAACCGTGCCCGCTTGTTCCCGCGTCGCGCCCATAGGAGACGCCAGAGCATTCGCGGTTACTTGCTTGACTATTGCCTGGAGGTCCGGAACGTCCGCCAAGTCATAGCCGTGCCGGACCCGCAGCGAGACGCCGCCGAACCGAGGGGCCCAGGTCCGCAAGTCCCGAAGTTCCACCATCCCGTTTTGGGAAAAGTCCAGGCCGGCGACGTCCACCGGAGCGCCGGCGTTAGTTCCGGACAGCACCGCCAGGAGCCGGCCCGTAGGCAGCAGCAGCAGCCCGCCGCCCGGACCGTCGCCGGTCAGCGTTTCCTCAAGTACCGGCGCAACATGCCAACGGCACCACCGCCGGATGCCGGCCGAAGCGCCGGCGAGCAGCGGACCCACCCGCGGGTCCGCTGCCGGCACCTTCCCGCCGGTCCACGCCGAAAATTCCTCCGGCGTGACCAACGGCGGCAGACGGAACGCCGCGCCGTCCGGTTCGATAATTTCGGTCGTCACGGCCGCCCCGCCTTCCCGTTATTTGTTGGTGGCCGCGGTCCGCGACTTATTGGCCGGAGCCGGTGCCGCCTTTTGGGCCGGCGCGTCTTCCGGAATGTCCGCGGCCGCGGCCGGCTTATCCGCGGTTAGCCCGCGCGTTTTCGCGTCCGCATCCGAGAGCCGCAGAGTTGTCTGAATGCCGTTTACTTCCGTTGTGTAGCTCTTGAGTCCAGCCATGGCAGAACCCCTCCTATCCGTTTGAGGACGGCAGGGCCCCCGGACCCCCGAACGGGGGCCCCGCCGTCAGTCAGGAAAGACGGACTAAGCCGCCACGTCCGTATCGACAAAAGCGGTCGGACGAGTCACGCCGAACGCGACGCGTTCTTCCGCGAGAATGGCCACGAGGTTCCGAATGAAGAAATCCGCGTGGCTATCGGTAACAGTCACCGTGGTTTGTTCGCGGTCCCACAGGACGGCCTTTGTGAAGTCGCCCACCAGGCCGCGGCCGGCCGGGATTGCTTCCGATTCCACGATGGGAAGACCCCACAGGGTCCGCGGACCCATAGCGAACGGGCCGGCACCGAGGAAAGCACCCGTCGCGCCGTTTTCGCGCGCCAGGTCCACCACTTCCACCTGCTCAGGATTGAGCGCAACGGCGTTAGGCACGACGCGGCCGACGACCCGCGCCTTTGTGATGGCCTTACGGACCGTTGTGAAAATGTCAGTAGCAAACGCCTGCGTTTGAATCCCGGAAGTGTTGAAGATGCCCGTCAAGTCTTCCCCGGAGCCGTCGCCCGAGAGAATCTGGTTTTCTTCTTCTTCCGCGATATCCGCGCGCAATTCGTCATTGATAAGCCCCTCAAGCTGCCCGGCGTCCGCCAAAGCGCGCTTAGTAGCCGGGACCCATTCGGCAATGGTCTTAACCGTCGCCGTCTGACGTTCGAACGCCCACGAGCCTTCCGGCTTATAGCCGCCCGTAATCGTGGTGGCGGTTCCATCCGTTGCGGAGCTAGTAGCTTCCGGAACCGTCGCGGCCGCGTTAGTGTGCGCCGTCTGCCGCACATATTCCACCGTGTCCGAGCCGGTCCGGCGCACCGAAATCACGTTTCGGATAGTCAGGGGCCGGCGGCCGAGCGTTTCGAGGATGCCCGTCTGTTCAGCCGTGACGAAGACGCCGGCCGAAGTGGCATCGGTGCCGGTAAAAAGCGACTTCACCGAAATCGGGTCAGTCTGGAAACGCGCCTTTTCCGGGACACGGTCCCCGAACGGAGCCATAGCCGCCTTGAAAGCAGCAGAGCCCACGACTTCCAGCCCGAGGTTCCGCATACGGCGGACCGTGTCGCCGGACTTAGCCTGGTGGTCCAGGTCAGCCACGGCCGGTTCGCCAATTTCAGCGGCCAGGGCCCGCGCCGAGTCGAGGACTTCCAGGTCCGCTTTAGCGGCCCGGATGGAGTCCAGCAGGTCCCGGCCCTTGAGCATAGCCGCGTCGTAGTCGCCCTTTTCGGCATCCGTCAGAGAACGCCCCTCGGCGTCCGCCTTTTCCGCAATTTCCCGCGCAGTTTTCGCGGCAGCCGCCGCAGCTTCCTGCAGTCGCTTGAGCTTTTCGCTCATAATGTCGCCCCTTCCAGGCATCAAAAAAACCGCCCGGCAGGAGCCGAACGGTTAGTTTCGTTTTTGAGTTGTTAGACGCCGGCCGCGATTAGGTCCGCTTCCAGCGCCAGATAGCCCGTCAAGGTCCGCGCGGACGGATTGGGGGCCGGGTCCTCAGACTTACGGCCGGAAGCCGCCTCGTCCTTAACGCCGGCACCAGTACCGCTGGCCTTCTCTTGTTCGGTTACTACTTCCGCCGCAGACAACACGGCGTCGATGGAGTCCCGCGCGTTCCGCAGCGAGTCCACATGTTTGGCCGAGAGGACCCGGCCTTCTTTCACCCCGCCGGCCACCGCTTCCGCGGCCGCCTTGACAGCGAGAATGGAAGTTTCCTGGTTGGCACCGATCAGCACCAACGACACCTCGTAAAGCTTGACCTCGTGAATTTCGTAAACGTCCACGCCGTCCCGAGTCGCCGGCGCACCGCGCACGACGTCATAGGCAAAGGACATTTGCGAAATTCGCTTACCCTTGACGGCCCGGTAAGACGCCGCGCCCTTTGGGGAATCGAGATCCAGCTGGGAACGGACCCGCAGGCCGCGTTCGTCTTCCGCCGCTTCCAGAACGTGCCCGATATTGTATTCCGGGTCGCTCATGTTGTGCCCGTAGAGGACCGGCAACGAATTGCCCGACGCCTTCCATTCGGCAAGCGTGTTAGCGAACGCGCCCGGCATGACCACGTCCCCGTAGCTATCGATATTGCCGAAAACGGACGCATAGCCGACGAATTGCCCGTCTTCCAGCCCGTCTTCATCGAATTTCACCCGAACGGGTAAATCCTTGACTTTCACAATGACCTCCCCGGCCGGTTAGTTGTCTTCCGCATAGGACACGTCGACCGAGCATTCACAGCCGGCCACTTCATCCGGGCCGCCCCGAGGGTCCCCCGGCCAGTTCATCCCGTTCGAGAACTTCTCCCCGATAGGGACCGTTTCCCCGTTCATCCGGACGTGAGCCGTCCGCGGGTTATTGGACGTTACGCGCCACGTTTTGACGAGGGAATCGCCGGCGAGCTTTTCCCCCGCTTCCACCGAAGCGAACGACGCCAGGTTGACGGCGAACGCAGAACCGGCAGCGCCGGCCCGTTGAGCGACGGCGTTATCGAAGACGGCCCCGGCCGCATATGCCCGCGCCCGGTCCGCGTCTTCTTCTTCTTCCAGTTCTTCTTCCGCCGCTTCCAGTTCGGCCCGCAGGGTCCGTTCCGTGGAAGTGTTGACCATTTCGGCCCGAGACGCCGCGACGGACGCCAGGAATTCCAGGGTCCGTTCCACGTCATAGTCCGCCGCGTCGAAACCGAGCGCCAGAGCTTGAGCCCGGCCGACCTCAGTAGTCAGCGACAGCGCGAACGCTTCCAGGTCCGCGGCAAGTTCCGCGTTCCAGCGTTCCGCGTCCCACCATTCCCCGCCGGCAGCGATAGCGGAAACCACCGTTTTCCGCTGCCGTTCGAAGAACCCCTCAAACAAGGCCATCGCGCCGGCCTTTTGTTCGTCCGTCAGGTCCGGGCCGGCCTTGACCCGCGGAACGGGGGCCCCCTTGAGCGCCAGCCGGTCCCCGCCGGCCATAAGCCCGTCCGGTGCCGAGTCCTGTGGCGACGCCTGCCCGCCTTCCGTCACGTTCATCGGAACGATTAGTTCGTCGCCGCCGTCGATAGCCGGCAGGTTAGACAGTGCCCGCGCTTCATTCCGAGTCATGAACGGACCGCCGACAGACGCCTGCAGTTGCGCCGCTTGTTCTTCAAAGGACCCGCGGAGCTTTTCGGCCAGGTTGAACTCTAGGTAAGTACCTTGAGAGTCCGGGAAGTCCCCGAGCAGTTGCAGCGCCAGTTCTTCCGCGATCATTTGCAGCCAGGGCCCCAACGTGTCCTGGTACAAGTGTTTATGTTGCTCTTTTATGTTCGAAAAGGTGGCCGAGTCCATAACGCCAACCATGGTCGGCGGGATGAAATAGGCCGCGGCGACTTCTTCCCGCGTAAGCTTCCGCGCTTCCACATATTGGAGTTGTTCCGCCGTTTGCGACGCGGCAACAAATTTCATCCCATCTTCTAAAATGGGAGTACCGCCGGCCATGGGACCGCTGCCGGCATATTGAGCCTGCCAGGACCGGCGGAACCGGTCCGCCGCAGTGTCGGACCAGGCCGGCGCACCGGCCGGCCGTTCCAGGTAACCCGAGACGCGGGCCCCGTTCCGCAGCGTGTTTTCCCGCATCCGGCCCGCTTCATATTCTTCCGCCAGCACCCGGCGCAGCGATTCGATAGGAGACGCCCCGGACGCGTCGCCGTCCGGCGAGTAGCCGCGGAAGTGAACCACCTGGTCCGCCGGGTAAATCTTGCGTTCCCGGCCGCCGTTGAATTCGAACGCGTCCGCCCACATCCACGTGCCGATAGGCCGGACATACGCCGGCGGCAGCCGGAGCAGGAACGGCTGCCCCTTTTTGGTCCGCGCCTTGAGCCAATAGGCCCGGTCGTAAATGCCCATATCATGCACCAGCGCGTCGAGTAGCCGGTACTTAGTAGTAGACGGGTTAGGTTGATTGATAAGCCGGATTAGGTCCGTATCCGTCAGCCGTTCCCGGTCCGTATCGGACACGCGCCGGAACTGATGCAGCCCAAGCGACGCGATATTCCGGCCCAGGAAATCCACGACGGTTCGAACCGCGCCCTGGGTCCGCCAGATAGCCGCATAATCCTGCGTTAAGTCCGCGGCGAGTTGAACCGACGCAACGGGGCCCCGGACAGGAACCGCCACCCCCCGCAGTGCGCCCTCAGAGACTACAAAAGCCACAGTTTCACCGCCCGGTTCATAGTGCCTGGATAAAGTCGATATCGGCCCGAGCCACTACAGCTTCCCCGTCCGCGGCCGCAGGTTCCGCGCCCGGTTCGAGCGCCACGGCGTCCCGGATGAATAGCAAGTCGCCGGACCGGCGGACCAGCAGCCCGGAGATACCCCGGCCGGACTTGAGATTGACCACCACCCGACGAGCCAACAGGGGCCGCCAGGACCACCACGGCCGGAGCAGATACACCGCCGCCGCCACAATGAGCAGGACCACCGCCACAATTTCCACCACTGCCACGGCAGCCCGCCTTCCAGGTTCAAACGATCATTAGGTCCGCCGATTCGTAAGCCGAGACGGCGACAGCTTCCACCGGCAGGAGGACGTCCCACGCGGCACCGGTAACGGCCATAAGCGGAGCCGCCCCGTATGGCGACGCCTTCCGGTTCCAACACCAGGCATCCCCAAGCGGTTTAGTAACCGCCGTACCGGCGGCCAGGTCCAGAACCGGCTGCGGAAGATGCCAAATCCGGGCCGGCCGGTCCGCTTCCGTTTCGTTTTCCGCCGGGTCCGGCTGCCATAAGTGAGCTTTTACGCCGTCATAGAATTTGCCGCACCCGCCGCCCAGGTCCGAGCCGCCCCATTCCACGACTTCCAAAAACGGAATTTCCTTTAGGTCCGCGATCAGCCCGGACGCCGGAGCGCCTCGAGCTTGAATTACTACCCGCAGCGGCGACGCTTCCGTGGCCCGTTCCCGGAACCAATCCAGGGCCCAGGCCGAGCCGTACCGCGACGCCACCACTTCCACATGGACGTCGCCGTCTTCCCGCCGGCCGGCTGCCGCGATAAAGGACCGAGAACGGTCGTGCTCAGTGTCCACGCAGAACGTAACGGGGGCCCCCGCAGGAATAGCCGAAGCCGGATCCGTCCCCGCTTCCCAGGACCCGGACGGGAACGGCCCCTCCGTCGTGCCGTCGTTCCACTGACACAGCACCTCAGTTCGAAAAACCCATTCCGGGTCCGTCTTCCGCGCTGCCGCAATGGCCCGTTCAGTTATCGCGTACCCTAGCGACGGGTTAGCCGCAGCCCAGCCGGCCCTATCGTCCAGCGAGCAGCCCGGCGGGGCCGACCATTCGAAAATGCCGAGGGAATCGTCGTCGGCGTCCGGCGCGTCTTCCGCGATATCTTCCGGCACCGCTTCCACGACTTCCAGCAGCCCGAGCCCGTCCGCGTTTATCCCGTCCGGGTCCCCGAGTGCAGCGTGCGCCATTTTCCGCAGATACCGAAGGACGATAGAGGACGCGTCGCCGGCGTTCGAAAGCGCCAAGATCAGCGCCAGCGCCCGCGCCATCGTTGTCTTAGTGATAGCGCCCCAGGCATCCCAAGACTGATGTTCCCGGAGTTCATCCAAGAGGATGAGATCCCCGGACAGGCCACGGCCGCCACGGCGGGAAGCCGTCTGGACTTTGTACCGTTCGCCCGTCGTGAGGTCCAGCGACTTTTTGCCGTTCGTTTGATTGACCCGCTTTATTTCCGCGGCCAGTTCGTCGCAATCTTCCGCAATTTCGACGGCCCCGGCCCAGACTTCTTCCGCGATGTCCAAGTTTTGCGCCGTACCGATCACAAGCCGCGCGCCCCGAAGGTACATAAAGAACAGCGCGAGGACTTGAGCAAGCGTGCTTTTACCGTTTTGCCGCGCCACCAGGAGAACCACGGTCCGGAAGCGGAAGGACCCGTCCGGCAGCAGTTCCAGCGCGTGAACTAAAAAAAATTTTTGCCACGGGTAGAGGGTCAGCCCCAGGACGTCTTCCGCAAATTCGATACAGGCAAAGCCGGCCGACGTCTTAGGAGTCAGCCGGCGCAAAGGTGGAGTAAAGACCCGCGGAATTTCGTCGCCGTAGAGCTTAGCCGGCGCGCTTCCGCCCTTGACCACCCTGGACCGCCCGGAGTTGCGCAAGTTTGCCACCCCCCGTTTCCTTCTTTTCCGCGAGACGGGACCGGCCGGCCGGCGTTAGCCCGAGTTGTTCGCAAGCCTTGAAGTACAGCGCCTGCGTGACGTTATCGAATTTGCCGTCGATCACCGGGAAGTCCGGATCGTCCAGCCGTTCCGCCAGTTGCAGCAGGACCGAGCAAGCGCCCTCGTCCATATCGGTAAGCTGCCCGGCCCGTTTGCCGGCTTGAATCGCCTCGTTGGTAGTAGTCCAGACGTCCATTAGCGACGCACCGCCCCGATAATCAGCACAACCAGAATTAGCGCCAGCAGCAGCACAACCCAATCCACGAGAATCACCCCGCCCCTTTATCGTTGATAGGTGGACCGTCTACCCAGCAAGGGCCCAAACAGCCCGTTTTCATCCGGCGGCCGAACCGTCCTGGCCCGTACCTGCCGGAAATGTGGAGAACTTGCAGACGGCGACAGCTTCCCGCAGCTAGCCAGCGGCCGCCGGCACGTCTGCCACAAGTGCCAGAACGCGCAGAAAAAGCAGGACCGCGAGCAGCGCGGCATCGGAGTCCCGGCACCGCGGCCGCCCGAAGCGCAGCAAGTGAACAAGTACCGACTATGGAGCGCCGAGGACGACAAGCAGCTGCGCGCCGGCATCGACGCCGGCACCGGATACGAGGAACTAGCCGTCCAGCTAGGCCGGTCCATTCGGTCCGTTTACAAACGGCGGGAAGTGCTAGGACTGGCACCGGTCCGGAAACGCCACCGGGTAGCTAAACCGTGGAGTGTCTACAAGCCCTAGCCGGAGCAACCCCGCCCGCGCGCGCGCGCGACCCCCGGCACGATCCCAGGGGGGAGACGGATCACTGCCGGCAACAGGGGGCCGCCGGGTCAGCTACAGCGATTCAGACGCCCTTACCCCCCAGGGAGAGGAACGGCGGAAAAATTCAGAGCCGGCCACCCCTTGACCTACCAGGCACGAGACAAAAGGCCCAGGCCAACAGGAGCCGAGCCGTTGCCCCGTCGT